ATTATTATAATTCTGAGGCTATACCTTTCACCCCCAATTATTATTTACTTTGCAAAATTACAACAGTTTTTCGTTTTTTCCTAATTGTATAATGCAAAATAAATTGATCATTCTTATCATCATATTCTAAATTCCAATTAAATATCATTTTTGAAAGTGAGAATACAATTAAAAAGATTAAAAAGAAATTGTAAATTAACATATTTATTGATTTTAAAGGTTAGTGCTCAAGAAGGGAATCGAACCCTTACAATCTCAATGATTACAAGATTTTAAGTCTTGCGTGTCTACCTATTTCACCACCTGAGCATAAATAAGAACCCTGAACTTAATCAGGGTTCTCATTTTTAAACAAACAGCTATTAAATATTATCCTGCAATCTGAGCACGCAAGGTTTCAAGTACTTGAGCACTTGTAACATTTTGTTCAGATGTAGAAAGTGCATGACCTTTACTATTAAAAGTAGATTTCACAGTACTTTCAAATGCAGGAGAATCAGTATCTGCAAACACAACAGTTGTGTAAGTATTTACTGTTCTTACTCCACCATCAGCAGAAGGGATGTCATATCCCTCAACTTCACGAGTTTCAATTGAACCCATGAACCAGCCTCCATTAGAAGGATTGCTTTGGTTAAAAATTGCATCTGCATAACCTGGATCTTGTTTACCAAGATAGTTAAGTTCATAGCAATTAATTTTTGTAGTTCTTGCTTGTGTAGCAGGTACTACCATTCTACCAAATGGTGTATCAATGAATTTTACTTCACCAAATGTAACTGTTTTATAGTTACGACCATTTTTGTCTTGTTTAATTCCTGATTCTGCTGTTTTAATTACGATGTTACTCATAGTTTCTAAATTTTAGTTTTTGTTTTTAAATTGTTTTTGTTTGTTATTGAATTGCTGTTTGTTTTCTTCTTTAAGTTTTCTGATTAGTAACTTAATTTTAGTGATGTCATTCTGACATTTGTAGAACATTGGTACATCACCTTCATTAATAAACTTATCAGACCACATAAATTGCATTTGTAATTGTTTATGTAATATATCTAAAGGTGACATTTGTTCTTCATTCCACCTAATAGGCATTACAAATTGTGTTGTTGTCATGATTTATTTATTTTGTTTGTAAATGTGAATAAAAGTTTCATTGAAGGATAATCTATCATTATATCCTACAATTTTAGTAAGTTTTGGTTTTTTAATTAAAAACTCACTTTTTCTTTTGTTTGGCTTAATCAATTCCCTTAACCACGTCATATTCTTCAATATTAATGATTCTTGCAGTGTATTCAAGCTGTTCATCAAGCTCACCTTGATTTGGAATTAGTTGAACTTCAACAATTTCAGAATTAAATCTGTCAATAAAATTTATTTGTACATGTGACAATGGATACACTTTTTGTTTTAGCGTATCATTATTTACATGTACAAAGTAATCATCTCCTCTTTTAAAGATTTGTCCTTGATAAGTCATTGCTTTTTTTGTTAAAAATTAAACGAAAAACTTTAGTGGTGCAAATATACACCACTAAAGCAAGAATTAACAGTTGTAGGGTTTTCATGATAGTTTTAACACTATAGAACCCCAATTAGGAAATTCACATTTCATTAAATGTGCAAGCAATTCCTGTTTGCTTTCTTGATATTTAGAAGTATTTTTATACTTCTTATAATCAGAAATTTCCCTTTTGATTAGAAGTCTTTCTTCTGTTGTCATGATTTTAAAAGATTAGTGTGTGGATAAAAAGATTCTGAAAGAATACCTATTTGTCTTTGTAATTCTTCCTGTTTTTTCATTCTGTTAAACAACATTGCTTTCTTTTTATGCTCATAATAAGCATCTTTCACTTTCATTGGAAGGTTATTCTGATAAGCTACATGGTAGTTTAATTCAAAATAATTCTTCTTACTGAATGGTGATTTAAAAACTCTAATGCCATTATGCTCACCTGTTGGTAAACTAGTAGCATAAACCATTTTTACGAATACTCCTGTTTCTCCGTAAATTACTTTGCAATTTTTAGGTAATTGTACCATTTTTGTTTGTTTTTAAGGGTTAAACTTCAGTTGATAAAAGAAAAATTGTGTAGAAAAATGCAAATCCTAAGTAAACAATCCATACAGGTGATAATTGTATAGATTGAAAACTACACATAAATGCAAGACTTATTAAAAAGTTTATTAAACTTCCTAATCCTAATGTAAGTAGTATCATACCTACAATGATTCCAATTGGTTTTAATGCTTCACGCATGGTATTTAGTTTTAAAAGATTAGAAAAAAATTATTAACATCCATAGGAAAAATGATGTGTATCATCACCATCCCAGTAATCTGCTTCATTAAGCATTTCTTGAAATTCTTCTTCTTGAAAGTTTTCTTCAATGTTTGATGTAGATTTAACTACTTGTGTTTTGTCAATCAATAAAGATTCATAATAATGGATGATAGTTGTTACTCCTGCTTTAGGAATAACACTACCATCCATTAAATTAGTGAATCTCTGCATTGTTTTTAGTAGAGCTTCTTGCTTTGTCATTGTTAATCTTCAATGCAATAATCAATTTCTACTGGTTGAGGAGCCTTCCACACTTGTAATTTATTCCAAGATGATAAACTCATTGATGAATAAAGAGTTTCCATTTGTGGAAGTGTTACATTGTGACCTTTTGTGTCATCATTCCATGACTTTTTATAGTCTTGGTAATTTTCACAAGTTATTTCACTAACATCTACATCTTTACTGATATAAATGTGTACTGTTTTATTCTGTTCATAGCTGTAATTTACTTCTTTTTCAAAAGCATTAAAGCTCGTGAAATTAAGTTTTTTACCATTAGTATCATGTACAACACACTGTTCGATAACAGGTTCATCGTATATGTCTAACATTAGTTCCATTGCAACTTCTGCATTAGATGTTGCATATATCACTCTTAACAGATTTTCAACAGATGCTCCGTGAAACTTGCTTTCTAAAGCTGCTTTGTAAACTTTAGAAAATTCTTGTTGATTGTTTTGATTGTTAGCTGATTTAGCCATTTTATATGAATTTAAAGGGTTACAAAAGAAAAAAAATATGTAAATAAAAAAGTTATCTGAATAACAGACATATAGTTAATGCCAAAAACAAAATCAAAATCAAAGACCTTTTCTTACTTCAAAGACAAAAACAAAAACTAAGTCTCTTCGTGTTAATCAATTATCTGCTTACTTAGTAAGATTTCAGTAACCTGATTAACGATGAGTTCTATCTCAGTAGTTTTAATTTGTAAGAAAAGCGGTTTTCAGATGCCTCAAAAGGCTAGATATAAGTTTTTAGTTTTAATTATATTTAAATCTGTTATTCAGATATAAAGAAAAGAGGAATCAGCTTGTGCTTATCCTCTTTTCACCTTTCAGTACGCTAGTCTTCCAACTGTTTTAGAAAAATATCTACAACAGATTGAAATCGTGGGTCAACAACAATTCTTAAAGCAGCAATGCTTTTGATAGCATTTTGCTTTTGTTCTTCAAAATCTTGAGCCAACTTTTGATGCTCTTGTTGATACAAGGCATATTTTGTTTGATACTCATTTAAAAGAACAGAATTATGAGAGTTAACTCTTGATTGCTCATCAGAATTCTTTCTTGCAATACGTGCATTTTCTTCAGTCACTAAGTTTTTAACCTTAGCTTTAAAATAATTTACACGTTGCTCATACTTCCTGTGCAATGCAGCAAGTTCTTCATGAACTATTAACAACTGTTCAGGAGTATGATGGATATCTATTTTTAATGGAGTTTTTTTTCCATCTTCAATTGTAATCCATTCAAGAGTCTTCATTGTGGACAATTCTTTCCTTAAATAATCTAAAGAAGAATTTTTATGAATAAACTGTCCAATATGTGCAGCGTAGGCTTCTGCCTCTAAATACTCATTGTATTCAGATACAGATAATTGTTCCCAACCCCATTCTTCCCCTACAAAAGACATATCCTCAGCTTCTAATAATTTGGGATATTCTGGTTCAGAATTAGGATTTACAAACAATTCATACCTTTTGTCTTTAAGCAATTCATCTTTAGCCTTAATGTTTTCCATTAAAAAGGCTTGTGTTGAATGCAACAGACTTTTTTCCTTCAACAATTTTACTATGTTATTAGGAAGCGGTTTACCAGCTGTTTCAATATAGGTATCATTACCTATTTTGATAGTTTTGGTAGCATTATTCAGGTTTGAAATTATACCTGAAATGTCTTGCGCTCTTTGAAAACAAAGATTGGATATACTTTGTGCTTGGCTCAAAGATAAACCTGTTGAAGAAAGAGAATGTTTTCTCATGTTGTTTGGTACTGTTTCAGAAACAGAAAAATTTAGGGTTAGAAATGAAAATAAAACTCAATGATTGATTTAAACAAAGCAGCTTGACTCCATGTGCACATGAAATCAAGCTACTAAGTCTAAGGTTTAAATGAGGCGGCAAAATACTACTCTGAGTACGCAGCCCCGACGCGCGATAGGTCTTTCTCCTATCTCTGAAATTAAAACACCTAAAACTTTGATATTATAAGCGTGGGCTGCTCAGACAAATGTAGTTATACAACTACCGACTGTGAGGCTATACTCCTCATTATCAAAGAATTAGGTGTTGTTTGCACTCAGTTGTAATAAATCCCGATTTGGGTTTGCTACCATCCTTCTATGATAGTTCTCTTATATTACAACTGTTCATCCTAAGATTAGTGCAAATAAATGCAATATGAGGGAAGGTTGTGGACTTTTACCACAAGTTAAGGAGCTAACTCTCCATTCCTAACCTAGTGAGCTTGTACATCTTGTACTAACCTCCCCTTATATTGCATTACAACTGCTCACCCGAAGGTTAGTGCAAAGAGAAATTAAGAGAGATAAGCTTCTATTTCTCTTAATAACTTAGAACCTCTTACATGTTTTATAGCAGAACCTGTGACTTGCCATTTGATACTAGGATTAGCTTGTTTAACAGCTTTGTACATACTACCAATGGTTTTAAAGCCATAACCTTCTGCAACATTACACAATGTTAAAGAGAATCTTTTGATATTTATTCTATGTAATTTCATAGCAATATTATTGTATTCTTACTAAACTAACTTATGTTAGAACCTCAGAACAATAGTTTTTAATTGTGAAACAGGTGAGAGCAGAGCCACTGAAAAGTGGATGCTCTACAACCTGCGCAGTATTTTTGGAAGTTTATGGTTTACCAACCTGAGGTTATATTTGCATAGACTTTCTACTGTTCCAAGCAAATAATGCTGCTTCAGTAGTTCCATTTTGTGAAGAATAACCTAAATCATTAACAAGTGTTCTAAACAATTTTAATTTAGATTTATCATCAACTAAATCATTATCAATATTATGTAAAATCATACACAATTCATCAAATTTAGAATCTTGTTGTTTAAGTTTTCTATATTCTTCTTCTGTAAGAATGTATTGCATTGTGTTTGTGTTGTGCTTTTACTAAACTATCTTATGATAGAACCTAGAAGCAATTGGTTTATTGAGGACTTCGCAATCTTTGGTAGATTACTTGGGTTACGGCTACCCTTCAGGTTTCGTGATTGCTCATTAGCCTGTTACATTTTAAATAAATAACTGAATGTATTCATGCATGTTACCAATATGCATTAAAGAGAAATTGCCAATCTCTACAAACAGTTGAACTTTATACAGTTTCTTCTTATGAAGACTTACTTATATTGTTCTTCTATTCAGTATTCCACTACTGAAGCAATTACCAATGGATGGAATTTATGTCCATTGAGATATTTCTGATTAAAGTATCAGTCACCAGTTTATCAAAGCTGGATTAAAACTTCCTGATTTTTAAGTCTGCACTAACTTGTAACTACTCTTTACAGAGAGTTTGATATGGAATAGTAAGTGCTGTAACACACATCATCCAAATTACATAGTAGCCCCACAGGATTGTCAAGGTTTATCAAGAATAGAAGATAAAATCTTCTAATCAACCTTAAAGAAAAATGAGCAGTTTAAGGACATGCTCATTTAAAACCACAACTAATCAAAGTCATAGTCTGCAATGGAGTCAATAATGACACCATTTACAACAAAAAATCTTTTCATAGTGAAATAGATTTAAGGTTATGTGCTATATATACTATAATGTTCCAACAATAGCACTTAGTTGGAAATGTGTAAAAATAGTGCTTTATGGTTATTACAGCACTAACCAACTCTTTTAGTGAGATTTATGGAAAAGTATCAGCATCTTATATAGATGAGCATAAACTTGGGATTACTCCCAAGTCCAGCTATCTAACATTGCTACAAAGTTAGACTTCTTAACACCATCTTCAACAGATGTTACTTTGCCAACTATGATACTATCTGATAGTTTCTTAACCTCATCATCAGATTTATCTTTTAGAGATGAACCTAAAAATATAGGATCTCCGTTGGTGTGCTGAAAAGCTCTGTACTTTTTGCCATCTTTTGATGTCAATTTTCCAAATTTAAGGGTTGATAACTCTGTTAGTAACCCTTGTTTTACAAGTTCTGGTTTCATGGATATGGGGGATTAGTAGATTGTAAACTTAAGGAGGGGTGTTTGTAGTGGCTACTCACCATCTGTATATATACAAAGTTTTTTTAAAAAAAATTATAAAATTTTTACCATCCACATAAACACAAAACATTTTTAAAATTTTAAAAAAATTTTTTACACCATGTATTTTATATTAAAAAAATATTTTAACTTTGCAAACGCAACCCAAGTTAAGTTTCCCTCTTAACCTCTGGATCACCCATCAAGTAACCATAACTGGGTCAGAAGTTGGATCAATGTCCTCTAAATAAGAGGATAACTTTCTCCGATAGTTGCAAAAATGGTTTTAGTATAAGTGTAGGACTACCACCAACGTGTAAGGGGAAGAGTAGGCTAGGGGCTAAAAACCAACTACATGAAATCTAAAATTAAGTTTAAAACCGCAAGGGGATTGTTATATCTTATTGTTAAAAAAATTATTTAGCTCTAAATCAATTAGTTAAGTTTTATAATGAAGATTTTACTTGACATTAATTGTTTGTTAGTTTATCTTTGTCAAAAAATAAATAGATTGATATGATAATACCAAAAAGATTTAATATATTGAATCATACTTTTAAGGTTAAAATAGTAGATCAGATAGTTACTGATAATGAATCAAGGTTAGGAGAATGTTGTAAAGATTTGTGTAGTATAGATGTTGCTACACATATTAATGATGATCAATTACCTGATAGTGTTATGGAACATACTTTCTTTCATGAAGTAACGCATGTTATATTAGATATGATGGGAGAAGAGAAGTTATCATCTGATGAAAAGTTTGTAGATGTATTCTCTGGATTATTACATCAAGTTATTAAAACAAGTAAATATTAAAAATTATGAAAACAAGAATTAACCCACATGTTAAAGGAATACTAATTGAATTTAGTGAAATTGAACAAACAAAATCAGGAGTATATTTACCTGATGGAACTCAGAAGGAAGATATACAGGACTATGATGGTGATGTAGTTATTAAGGTAGGTAAAGAAGTTAGTATTTGTAAAGAAGGAGATACTGTTATGTTTTTTCCACATTCTATTCCTACTTCATTTAATATTGAAGACTATGATGGTAAAAAGCATAAGTATATGTTATTTAGAGAAGCTGATGTTGCTTGTGTTGTAGAACCATTAAATGGTAAAATTATAGAATTACCTTTAGTTAAGTAAAATGATACAGCTTAATCCTCCTTTATGGTTATATATTCCAGAGTTTGATCAATATGGTTTAGCACATTTTGTTGAGAATCATGGATTAGAACATCATTTATATTGGACAGTATTTCTAGAAAATACTGAAATATGGACTTTACCTAATGATAAGGTAAGAGCTGGATATAATAAAACATTAGATAGAATTAAAAAATAAGTTATGGTAAAAGGATTAAAAAGAATACAGATTAAAGCTAGTGAGCTTAATAAGTTGTATAATTATGTTAATGAGTTATATAGTAAAGGTTCTTTACATGAGTATATGGATGCTGATATTGAGTATAAGGGTAATGTGTTAAGGTTTATACATGATAGGAATATGGGTATGAAAGGTTCTTGGGTAATAATTACTCCTATTAATGTTGTTTATGATGAAGATTAATGTATATTTGTGAAAATTAGAAATCATGATTATTGATGCATTACGTGGAACAGATACTATAGTATTTATTCATGAAAGTTTAGATAAAGTTTTAGAGAAAACTCAGTTATATGTACAGTTGGCTAATAAGTTTATAAGTAAAAATAAAAGATTTCAATATATTAAACATTTTGATAAGTTATCTGATGGATCATATTGTTTAATATTTAAGGTGTTACCTAAGAATCATGAAAGTGTTAAAGAGTATAATAGGTTATTAGAATCAGCTAAAAAGGAAATATGGGTTACACAATTGAATAAAATGATTATAGGATGATAATAAAAGTTTTAGAACAATTAATTAAGACTGTAAGTAATGGTGAAAATGAATTTCCACAAGAAATACCTATTGGTATTGCTGTTAAGAAAATGAATATTACTGAAATTACAGATTTTGCAGAATTAATTAACCCTAAAACTAAAAAACCTTATAAGAAAAGATGTTTATTAAGAACTATTGATGGTCAATGGTTAATAGTTAATCATTCATTTAAGGAATTAGGTGAAATGAAAAATATGAATAATAGAACAATAGTTAAAGGATTTTATGCAAAAATACCAACAAGAGGTACTAGATCAAATGTTAAAAATAAGTCTAAAACATAAGATACCTCTTGGAAAAATAAAAGAAGTTTATAGTAATGTTTTTGAGTTTATGATAAAAGAATTTTCAGAAATACATCATAGTAATTCTGAATCATGGGATAAGAATATTATTATTAAAAATTTTGGTAAATTTGTGGTCAATAAATCAAAGTTAAAAAAATATGAAAGACTTAGCAAGTAAATTAAAAGAACAACCAATTAATGGTACTAAAAAATTTGTAGGACGATTATTTGAGTTAAGAGATATTACACATAAAGAACATTTAAAAGTAAAATCATATGCTCAACATGTTGCATTAGGAGAATTATATGATGGAATATTATCATTAGTTGATAGTTTTGTAGAAAGTTATCAAGGTAAATATGGTATTATGGATATTTCTATAGGATCAATTAATATTATTGACTATATGGAATATGTTGAAGAGTTTGCTAAATATGTAGAAGGTTCAAGAGAAATTTTTAAAGAAGATTGGTTAAAAAATCAAATTGATGAAATGGCTGCTTTAATTTATTCTACAATATATAAGTTAAAGTTTTTAAAGTAATATGAAGATTTTTGATTTAAAAGATAACCAAGTAATAATATCACCTGAAGTTTTAAGTATTAAAGTATTTAAAGATATTTGGGATGGTGATAAAACAAAAGAAAAAATAAATGCTTATAATAGTTTCAAGTATATTTATCATATATGTGACTTTAATTCCCCATATAATAATTACTCGTTTGAAAAACGAAAAAAAGCGGTAATTGAGGAAGTTATTGGAAACTCAGCTTTCCAAGAAAATGAAATAATAAAACAAGCTTGTCAAGTATATTCAAGTTTAAGTGTTACACCTATTGAAAGGTTGTTTAATGAAGCTAAAGAAAAGATTCATCAAATGGCAGATTATTTAAATAATAATGAAATAGATGAAACTACTTTACCAACAGTTTTAAAAATTATTGATTCTACAAGTAAGATTGTTGGTCAATATAAAACATTAGAACAAGCTGTTAAGAATGAAAAAGAAACAAGTTCATCTAGAATTAAAGGTGATAAAAAGGTTGATGCTAATTTTAATGAATAATGTTAACTAATACAAAAGCGTTTTTAGAAGTTAGAGAAGAGTTTAATAAGACTGGTCAGTATACTAAAGCATTGCAAGGTACTTATCAGTATAATGAATTTTGGAAAGAAGAATTAAGAAAATGTCTTGAAGGTGTTACTATTGGTAATGTTACAATACCAGGTACATATTATTTTTATTTGAATTATACTCAAATGGAAATGAAGAATGAAAGTACAGGTAGAAAGACAAGAAACTTTCCAAGATTTACTGATGTAGATTTAGAATTTTTTTCTTTAATTGAAAAAGCAAGACAAGAAAAAAAAGGTTTTATAATGGTTAAACCTAGAAGAACTGGTTTTAGTTATAAGAATGCTGCTTTAGTTACACATGAATATAATTTTTTCAGAGATTCAAGATGTATTATATCAGCTTATGAAAATAAGTATTCTGATAATACAATGAATATGACATTGAGTAATCTTAACTTTTTAGATAAGAATACTGTATGGTATAAACCTAAAAATCCAAATACTCAAGATTTTGTAAAAGCTAGACATTTAAAAAAGATGGATGATGGTAGAGAGATATGGGTAGGTTATAATTCTGAAGTTAAAAAGATTACATTTAAAGATAATCCTTTTGCATCTGCAGGTTTATCATCATCATTATTTTTATTTGAAGAAGCTGGTATCTTTAGTAATATTATAGAATCATATAATATATCAGAACCTTGTTGGAAAGATGGAGATGATATGGTAGGAATGCCTATTATTTATGGTACTGGTGGTGATATGAGTGGAGGAACAGCAGCATTTTCTGAAATGTATTATGATCCTGATAGATTTAACTTACTATCATTTTCTAATATATGGGAAACAGATAAAAGTAATCAAAGGTGTGGATGGTTTTTACCATCAACTAAACAAAGGTTTGGTGTATTTACAGATAATGAAACTAAAAAAACTATACCACTTGTAGATAATGATGGTAATTCTAATGAAGAATATGCTTTAAAGTCTATATTAAGACAGAGAGAAATTAAAAAAGGTAATCCTGCAGCTTATAGGGATGTAGTTACACAATATCCTTTAACACCTTCAGAAGCATTTTTAATAACATCAGGAAATATGTTTCCTACAATGTTATTAACTGAAAGGTTAGCAGAACTTAAAAGTAATCCTAAGAAATATGTTGAAGTAAATTGGATAGGTAATTTTACAATTACTGAAGATGGTGAATTAAAGTTTCAAGCATTGGATAATGTAAAGCCTTTAAGAAATTATCCTATTAAAAATACACCTGATGATAGTATTGTAGGTTGTGTAGAAATTTATGAACAACCTCAAAAAGATAATGATGGAAAAGTTTTTCCAAGAAGATATATTGTAGGTATTGACCCTTATGATGATGATCAGTCTACAACTGATTCAGTAGGTTGTGCTTTTGTATATGATAGATTAACTAAAAGAATTGTAGCTGAATATACAGGTAGACCACAATTAGCTAAAGATTTTTATGAAAATTGTAGAAAGTTAATTATGTATTATAATGCTGTTGGTTTTCCTGAAATTAACAAGTTAGGTTTTGTTACTTATATGGAACATAAAAAATCATTGTTTATGTTAGCAGAAACTCCTGTTCAATTAAGAGATAGAGTTGAATGGAAACCTAATTTAAATACTTCTTATGGATTTAAAGCTACTGATAGAACTAACACTTGGGGAAGAGAATTAATTAGGAATTGGTTATTAGATCCTATTGAAAATGGTTCTGAAATATTAAATGCACATAGAGTAAGGTCTACAGGTTTAATACAAGAATTAATTAAATGGAATAAAGATGGTAACTTTGATAGGGTATCAGCTTTAATTGCAGTATTAATATTGGATGAAACTTTAAATAAAGAATCCATTAAAAAAATGGAAAGTAAAACAAAATCATTTTTAGAATCTGATTTTTTTAAGGATAGAGGATTTTTAAGATCAAGTAATAATCCTTATGGAGATGATCAAATTATTGAAAATGATTATATAAATAATAGACTATCAAATCTTATAAATATATCTAAATAAATTATGAACAATCTAGTTATACAAGTACCAGAACAAGCATTGTCAGATTCCAAGAAAAATTTGGACTGGGCTAAAAAATGTATTGATGCTGGTGAAAATGTGTTAATGTTTGATTCTTCTGTAGTAAGACAAACTTTTTATAATAAAAAAGTAAACTACAGATTAAGGAATAATATGTTAACTGATAAAGACATACAGTCTGTATGTGAGCCATATGGTATTGAATTTACAGCATTTCCTAAAAATATGCAACATATTGGTTTAGGTAATTCTAAAGTTAATACTTTAGTAGGTGAAGAAGCTAAAAGATTATCAAGGTATCCTTTTAGAGCATATATATCATCTTCAGATCAAATGGGTATTTCTTCTAAAGAAGAACAAATTAAAGATATGTGGTATCAAAAATTGGTATCAATAGCGCAAGCTAAACTTCAAGCATCATTTGAAGGTCAACAAATTGATCCTCAAGTAATGGAAGAAGAAATGCAAAAAGAACTTAGTAAGTTTGATAAATATTTAAAGTATAATTATCAGGATCTTAAAGAAATTACAGCTAATAAAATTCTTAAATATGAATATAAGAGGTTAAAAGTAGCTGATATATTTTTAAGGTCATGGGAAGATTTTTTAATTTCTGGTGAAGAAGTTGTGTGTATTGAAGAAGCAGGTGATGATATAATATTTAGAAAAGTAAATCCATTATATTTATTTACTATTCAATCACCTGAAACTTATAAGATTGAAGATGCTGATTGGATTGTAGAATATACAATGATGTCTGTTGGTCAGGTAATAGATTATTTTTATAATGAACTTACCAAAGAACAGATTGATATGTTAGAGCAAAGTAAAGAATACAATACTATGAGAACTGGTGGTATTCAAATGGCTTATAACAGAGATATTACAGTTGAAGAAAGATTTGGATATACAGCAGGTGAACTTTTTGTACCTAATCAAATTGCTACACATTACTTTGGTGGTGCTTATGACCAAAGAGGTAATGTTAGGGTAATGAGAGTGTGTTGGAGATCAAGAAGAAAAATTGGTAAAGTATCTTACTATGATGAATATGGTAGTCCACAATTAAAGATTGTTGATGAATATTATAAGATTGATAAAGATGCTGGTGAAACAGTAGAATGGTTATGGATTAATGAATGGTGGGAAGGTACTAAAGTTGCTAATGATATTTATGTAAAGATTAGACCTATACCTTATCAGTCAAGAAGTATGAGTAACTTGTCTGAAAGTAAACCACCTTATGTAGGTGTATATTGTAATACTAATAATTCAAGGGTAATGTCATTTATGGATGTTATGAAGCCAATGGATTATTTGTATGATATATTCTTTCATAGGTTAAATCTTGCTATATCTAAGTATAAAGGACCAATGTTAGGTATTAATGTTAGTATGATACCTTCAGAATGGGATCCTCTTAAATGGTTGCAATATGCAGAAGCTACTAATATAATGTTTTTTGATCCTACTAATGAAGTTCTTAAAGGACCTATGCAAGGTAAATCAGCAGGTACTTATAATCAATTATCTGCAAGTGCTATAAACCTTGAAATGGGTAATTATATTAATCAACATGTTCAATTGTTAACATTTGTTAAACAACAATTAGATTTAATATCAGGTGTTAATGAATACAGACAAGGTGATATTAAAGGTGATTCTAATGTTGGTACATCTAATATGGGATGGACAGCATCTAATTCAATGACTGAAAAATATTTTGCATTACATAATTCATTTAAAAGAGATTGTATGCAAAGGTTATTAGAGGTTGCTAAATATGTATGGAAAAAGAATCCACATAAAGCACAGTTTGTATTAGATGATATGGGTGCAGAAATTGTAAATTATTATGATGAGTTTTCAGAATCAGAATATGATATTCATATAGATGATGGACCAAATACTCAAGAATTAATGCAAGCATTAAATCAACTTGCACATGCAGGTATGCAAACTGGTCAGATTAAATTTAGAGATCTTATTGAAATTTATAAAAAAGATAGTATATCTGCTCTTGCAAGATATTTGGAAGAGGCTCAGGATAAGATTACTCAAGAGCAACAACAAATGCAGCAAATGCAACAAGAATCTCAGGAAAGAATGGCAGCTCAACAAGCTGAAATTAAAGCTCAAGAATTACAACTTGAAATGGAAAAACTTAATAGAGAAGATATTAATAGACAATTGGATAGAGAAAATAAAATTCAATTGGAAACTATTAGAGCTATGAGTTATGCACAAGACCAAGATATTAATGAGAATATGATTCCTGATATTTTAGAACAAAGTAAAGTTGCTTTACAACAACAAAAACAAGTATATGAACAAGTACAAAAAGATAAAGAACTTCAGCTAAAAAATCAGGTTGAAAATAAAAAGGTAGAAATTGAAAAACAAAAATTAAATGTTAAAGAAAAAGAAATACAAGCTAAAAAAGAAATAGAAAAACTTAAAGCTGAAACAGCATTAAAAGTTGCAAAAGAAAATAAAACAAAAGCTGAATTAAGTAGATCAAGAAATAAATAATAGCTATAGTGAAAATTGTTATCTTTGCAACTATTAATAATTAATAACAAATAATAATAATAAATTTGCAAAATTATAGGAAATATGAAAAATTATAAAAATTATTCTCCAGATTTTGAACCCACATCTGAGGGGTCAGAAGTTATTGATAATTCTTCTGATAAAAATTTGGTAAAAGAAACAGGAATTACAGATGATTTTGATTTTAGTTCAGAACTTTCAGATTTAATTAATGAAGAATCTGATAGTAATGATACAGTAAAATCCCCTGAAGTAAAAGCTAAAGATTTTGCACCACCTTCAGAAAAAAAATCTAATGAATCAGATGATGAAGAACCTTTATATAAAGTATTAGCTGAACAGTTAAAAACAGAAGGTTTATTTGATGATGAAGATTTTCAAGAAGATGATGAGTTTAAATTTGATGGTACTCCTGAAAGCTTTAAAGCTTTAATGGAAAGACGTGATTTTAAAAGAGGTATAAAAATCTTTGAAGACATTGTTGGTGAAATGCCATCTAAAATGCGTAAACAATTTGAATTGTTTATGAATGGTTTAGATGAAGACTCTTCTTTAGAAATTGGTAGCAAAAGTATTGATTATGCATCAGTAACTAAAAATGATTTAGATAGTAATCCTCAAAAAGCTGAACAGCTTTATAGAGAACTTCTAAAAACAAAAGGTTTTTCTCAAGAAAAAATTAACAAATATGTTGAAAGAGCTAAAGACCTTGATGAACTTTCTGAAGAAGGATATGAGGCTGCCCAGCTCTTAAATGAAGAAGTTCAAAAACAAATTGAATATAAAAAACAGGAAGAACAATATATTGCTCAACAAAAGCAACGTGAAGCTCAACAAAGACTTTATGCTCTTAAATCAGCAATTACACAAACTCCTGAAATCTTTAAGGGTGTTCCTCTTACTGATAAAATGAAAGATCAATTGTATAAGTCTATGACTGAAACAGTTGCTTATGATGAAAACAAACAACCATTAAACAAAATAGCAGCTTTGTCAAGAAAAAATCCAGATGCATTTAGAATGCAATTGCATTACTTGGCAGAATTAGGTCTCTTCAATATGGATGAAAGAGGTAATCTAAAACCTGATCTTACTAAAGTTATGCGTTTAGCAGAAACTAAAGTAACAAGGTCTATTGATGAAAGACTTAAAAAAGCAGCTTTTAAGTCAGGTTCTAATTTAAGTAATAATATTAATGAAAAAGAATCTGATATATTAACATCACTTGAAAATTTCTTAAACAATAAATAACCATGCAATTATTTCAATTACAAAAATACGCAGCTAAGGACTACAATGGTCTTGTAACTGCAAATAACTTGGGTGCTCTCTATATGAAGCGTCCACAACTGATTACTAACACTATTCATCAAATTTTTAGGACTAATCTTAAAAATGCGATGTTTGACTTCTTGAATACATTCCCTGTAGTAGAGGTTGAAGAAAACAACTTCTATGAGTGGATGCTTCAAGGACAGCATGACAAAAACATTCCTTTATTGGAAGCTTATGATGCAACAGGAACTTCAGCAGCAAATTTAGGAGAACTTGGTGCAGGTGTATCATCATTCTTTGTAGTATTTGGTGAAGAATATTTTGAAGCAGATAACATTTTGAAAGGTAATAAAGCTGAATACTTACTTCGTGTACTTTCTGTTAAACCTAAAGGTACTAACTTTGAGTATGAAGTAGAACTTTTAACTTCAGATCCTCTGCTTTCTGTACCTGCTGAAGAACTTGAAGCAGGAAGCAGATGGGCTAAATTCTTTAACGTAGCTCCTTCTACACTTTCTAACCGTGGTCAAAAACCAAACTTTACTTCACCTTTCAGAATGAGAAACCGCATTACTATGCAGCGTTTTGAATATGAAGTACCTGGTAACATGATTAATGAAGGTAAAAACTATCCTTTGGAATTTGCTTTCCCAGGAGTAGATGGTAAACCTGAGCGTGTATGGATTAACTACCTTGATATGATTGCAATGTATCAAGCAGAAGTTGCTAATGTAATTATGCACTTTTATGGTCTGCACAACTTTACTGATAAAGATCTTTTCTTGAACAAAGATGCTTCAGGAAAATATCCTCTTGAATCAGGTGCAGGTTTGTTTGAACAAATTGCTCCTTCTAACATTCATTACTATTCAACACTAGATCTTGACTTCTTAACTGAAGTATTCTTGGATCTTTCTATTGGTAGGATTGAAATGGGTAATAGGGTTGTAACTTTGTGTACAGGTGAATATGGTATCCGTGATTTCCACAAAGCAGTTCTTGCTAAAGGTGGTACTGAATTATTGATTGGTTCTGGTGGTCCTGGTCGTTCTAATGATACTACTGTATTTAAAGAAGGTGCTAAACATCTTAATGGTATTCCTAAATCACTTTCTGCAGGATTTCAGTTTACTAAATATTACTCAATCAATGGTATTACATTTGAATTAATGTACTGTCCAATGTTTGATGATAAAGTACTGTTCCCTGAAGTTCATCCTGAAGGTGGTACTACTGAATCTCGCAGGATGCTTGCTCTTGACTTTGGTGGAGAAGCAGGTATTAAGCGTGTATCAGTAAAAGGACAACCTTCTGTATTCCGTTATATTCCTGGTATGCGTGATCCTTTCACACCTGCAGGTAAAGGTTCTCCTTCAATTGCAGTTTCTCGCTCTGATGGTTATGAAATTCACAGAATGATGTGGGGTGGAATGCTGATTACTGATCCTACTAAAGTTGTTGACTTCCGTTATAACTTAGTGTAATAAATAAATAACAATAAAGGGGGAGTGAAATATCTCCCCCATTATTAATTAAATGTAAGAAAAATTATGGAAAAGAATGCAAAATCAAAAACACAAGCTGAAGTAATTGAATTACCAAGCTTTTTACAAAAGAAAATTGTTAAAATTGTACCTATTGTTAGACCTAACAGTTGGTCATACAAATATCAAATTATTGAAGATGGTAAAGATAAAACAAATGGTTCCTTTCAGTTTAATACTGCAAAAACCTATTTATCAGTACCAAAAGACAAAAGAACAGGTTTAATGATTAGACCTTTGGATAATATTAAAAAAATGAGAACTGCAGAATATCCTGATGATGAAATTACTGAACAGGAATTTTTTGAAAGAGTGTTAGGATTAAATAAAGGTGATCTTGATATTGGTAGGTATAAGACTGATGAAAATGGTAATCGTTATCCTGATACTTTTTGGCAAAAAGAAGGAACTGTTGTTTTAAGAAATGAGGCTAATGTTTTAAATTTATCAATTCCAATTGATATGTTAAAATATAAAGTACTTATGATTAATAAAAATGTAGTTGCTCCATCACCTGCAGATAAAAATAAAAAGAGAACTTATAGGTTTATGATTGTTGACCAACAAGTTGCTGAAATTGAAGAAAAACAAGAACTGTCAATAGTGCTTGAAGCAGCTGCAGAACTTAACAGAATTAAAGCTGATATTGAAGAACTTAAACAAATTATGTGGTTAAATGATTTAAGGATTACTGAAACATCTAACTACGATTATGTGTTTAAACAAGCAGGTAATATTGCTTTAAAAGATCCTAATAAGTTTTTATCTATTATTAAAGATCCTAATAAAGAAGTTAAATTATTACTAATGAAAGCTGTAAAAGCAGGTCATTTAATTCTTACAAAAGAACGTACTTATAGGTTCTTAGATGGTAGAGATATTGGTACACAACATGAAGCTATTAAGTTTTTAAATAATAATGAAAACTTTGCAATAACTGAAAATCTTAAAGAACGCTTAGAACTTTCTAAATAATGACAGCTAACCAAATGTGGGAAAATGTACTAGTAACTTATGATGCACTGTATTCACAGAGTGCACCAGGATTTGTTGATCCTGAAGCTACTGTACTTTTAAGTAAAGCTCAATGGTATTATATATTACAAAAACTCAATCCTAAAAACAATAGGAATATGGAAGGATTTGAGGAAACTGAAATAAGAATACAAGGACTTTCTGCTCTCATTAAAGATGGTCAGCAAGCAAGTGATCCTCCTACAACTACAGGAGTTAGTCAAGTAGGTGTATTACCAGGAGAAGAATTTTGGGCATTACCTTCTGATTTTATGTTTGCAATTTATGAAGGTGTAAGAACAAATATACCTGTTTGTGGAACAAGTACATATGCAAGAATACCTGTTATTCCAATATCACATGATGAATATAATTTAAATTATTATAATCCTTATAAAAAACCATGGACTAATGGAACAGAGGGTGTTGTATGGAGAATAGTTAATAGACCA